ACTCTGCATACCATACAAATGGTATTACTGCATCTGATGGTGTATCAGGTACATTCTCATTACACATTAATGATGCTTCAGCATTCCATACAACTATTAATGGTGCTGCTGTAGGAACAAGTAATCCAGGTTATCTGATAATTCGTGACCCTGAAGTTGGTCAAAGACATTTTGAGATTATTGAATATAGTGCAATATCTGCTGATGGTAAGATCATTACACTACCTTCTGGATCTCGTGGTAAGGCAGGTACTGCTGCTTTGGTACATAGTTCTCTAAGTATCATTGAGTGTTATAACCTTGACGGTATTCCTCTTGTAGAAATTAACAAGTTACATACTGGAATTGGTTCACCTACATTAGATTCTTATAAAGTCGCAGTTACATCTGTATCTACTAATGGTATTACTAACGGTGGAAGTAATGTTACTGCAACTCAGAACGTTCAATTCGAACAGTTCTATCCTCAGTTACAGATGAATATCTTCCCAGAGACAGATGTCATTCCTCGTTTGAATGCTGTTTCTGCTACATCCATTAAGGATGGTAACAATATTGATGAAGCATCATTCATTAATGATGGTGTATATCTTGACTGTATCGCTAATGAAGATAACTATCTAACCTTCCCTAAACTTGTTTGTTCTAAGGTTAATGAAGATGCTAAGTTAAGTGGTTCTAAATCACTTACTATGAGACTCTTGTTATCAACAGAGAATAAGAACATCAGTCCTATTGTTGATACTGATCGTTGTTCACTTATTACAACATCTAATAGAATTAACCATATTACTGCTGCAGATTCTGGTGCAGAGAAGAATACAGGTGATCTAAATGATGCTGTTTATATTACTAAGGTCGTCAATCTTCTACAACCTGCTAATACATTGAAGGTAATGTTTGAAGCTTGGAGACATCCTGATACAGAGATTCACGTTATGTACCGTATCCAACCAATAGGTACCTCTCTCGCATTCGATGAGATTGGTTATACATATTTTAACGGAAACGGATTGGAAGATAAGTCAGTTCAAAAGACTGAAGGATTCTTACTAAGAGATCTAGAATACACTTATAGCGGTGCTGAGTTTAACGTAGCACAAGTTAAAGTTATTATGACCTCTACAAACCAATCTTATGTTCCTGAAATTAAAAACCTTCGAGTAATGGCATTAAGTGATCTCTAATAGATACCTACAGGTAAAGAATAAACCTGATTTAGTTCGGGATACACGCTCTGGTGCGGTACTAAATACAAAGGAGACACCCCCTGGCACTGCTGCTAAAGCACGTAGGAAAAGGGATGCAACATTAGACACTATGAAAAGTGAACTTGATGTGCTAAAATCTGAGATATCTCAGATTAAATCCTTACTTATTAACTTGGAGAACAAATTATGACTGCCGATGTACCTGAAACTGTCGATCAGGAGAAACTCCTGAAAGACTTTAAGGATAGATTACAAAAAATGGTCGAAGAGAACCAACAGATGGCTCAACAGATCAGAAAAAACGAACAACAAGCATTAAAACTGCAAGGAGCAATTGAAACTCTAGAGTATATACTCAAACCAAATGAAACAGTAGACGAGGTTTCAGCTGAATAATATTCTAAGAGACCGCAAGGTCTCTTTTTATTTGGGTTATAAATATCTTGAGAGGCTTATTGTCCGTGCAGATTAGAGACCTAACCAATGGCAAATAGAATACAATTACGACGTGATGGTGCCCAACAGTGGGCGAACATCAACCCAATTCTCGCACAGGGTGAACTTGGTATTGAGATCGATACGTCACGTATCAAAATTGGTGATGGAGTAACCCCTTGGAACTCATTAAGATACGAGAGACCGCTAGAAACAGAATCGAACGCTGCTAATACACTTGTTAAACGAGACGCTGATGGTAACTTCCAAGCAGGTGCTGTCACCGCAACATTAATTGGTAATGCCTCTACCTCTACACGTCTTGCCAACGCACGTCAGATCCAACTCTCTGGACAAGTAACTGGATCAGGATCCTTTGATGGATCTCAGAACTTAGATCTTACTACTGATCTATCTCTAATCACAACTCTTCCACATTATGATCCCAATAATCCAAACGCTGATGCACTTTATACTAGAGTCCGAGTTAACTCTCAAGGTAGGGTTATTGGTGCTGAGCTTGCATCTACTTTGGCAAACTATGGTATTACTGATGCTCAGCCCCTTGATGACGAATTATCCGCAATTGCTGGCTTAACAACTCTAGGTCTTCTTACACGTACCTCTGTTGGTAATGTACAGACTAGACAGTTAACTGGTGGTGCAGGAAGAATTATATTTACAGTACCTGATGGTAGTTCACAGAACCCATTCATTGACCTTGCTGATACTCAGGTTGTTGTTGGTTCATATAACTTACCTTCATTAACTTCTATTGCTGGTCCTGGTAGTAATGGTGAACCATACAGTACAGAAACTGTTAATGCTACTAGAATTGATGTTGATAGATACGGTCGTATAACAACATTAGAAAACCTTCCTATTGCTACTGCAACAGAAGGATCTAAGTATGCTAGTTATGATGCTGCTACAGTATATCCTAGATATTCTATCTTAGAAGCAAACTCTAAGGTATATCAATCAATCCAAGAAGTTGCTGCTGGTGGTGGAGAACCATCACATACATCTGGTACTGTAGGTGGATGGAGATTCTGCAATAATACTTCTGTAGAACAAAAAGGTCTTGCATCATTCGCACAAGAAGATTTTGACGTTGACGCAAATGGTCACGTAACTATATCTGCAATGGGTGTTGATAACACTCAATTACAGAATAATCAAATTAAGTTTACTGATCGTACTTCAGTACAAACGTTTGAATTAGATAATGAGCATACTGCTGCTACTGCACACAATGGTCTTGACTATCTAAATCATATTCATATCAATGACTCCTCTGGTAATCTTCTCTTTAGTGCTAATAACACCGATAATACTGCTGCTGGTGGAGTTGATATTAATGTTGACACTAATATTAGTGGTGCGAATATCAAACTAGATAGACCTGGCAATACTCCTTTACAGACTATTGAAAGGACTGCTGGTTCACTTAAGATCCATCACAATGTAAACTCTGCTACTGATAGAACTCTGGATATTATTTCAGAGAACTCAGGTGCAGGTACTGCTAGTATTAACATTACAGCAGACGAAGATATTACAATCTCTGCTACTAATGTAGCTAATAGAGTTAATATCGAAGGATTCCAATTCCAAGATGATACTTTAAGTAGTACTGCTGCTACTATGATCTTGGATCCAGGTGACGATGATACTGCATCTGGTACACTTCAAGTTCGTGGTAACTTGCAAGTAGACGGTACTACAACTACTGTCAATTCAACTATTGTAACAATTGACGATCCTATATTTGTACTTGGTGGAGACTCAGCTCCAGGAAGTGATGATAGTAAGGATCGTGGTATAGAATTTTCCTATTATGACACACAAGCACGAGTCGGATTCTTCGGATGGGACGAGGATTACGCAAACGCTAACCTATGGTCTGGCACTGGTGGGTTTAGGTTCCTCTACAACGCCACTAACACCTCTGAAGTTTTCACTGGTACTGACGCTGCTCTCATTGCTGGCAACCTCAGCCTCACAACCAACACAGGATCAACGTCCACGACTACTGGGACTCTGGTAGTAACTGGTGGTGTTGGTGTTTCTGAAAATGTATTTGTAGGTGGTACTACAACTATTTCAGGACAAACAGAAGTTAATAATAGTGTAATTATAAAAGCAGACAATAAAGAGTTTGCAATACAAAATAATGCAGGTGTCGATAAGTTTACAGTAGATACTGATAACGGTAATACAGTTATTGAAGGTACTGCTGATATTCAATTAGAGACAACTGTTACTGATAATTTATTCGTACAAGCCGATGCTAAAGAATTTGCAGTTAAGAACGCTAGTGGGAGCACTCAGTTTGTTGTCGATTCCGACAATGGCAATACAGTTACTGAGGGGACACTTAACGTTAAGCAAGGCGTTGATTTTGACACGACACTCAATGTTGATGGTAAGACAGACCTTAACGCAGACGTTGAAATAGATGGTGTCACAACATCACATAATGACATTATCATTGATACAACTGGTAAGACACTTAAGTTAAACAATGGATCTGCTGATAGGTTTGTTGTTTCAAGTACATCTGGTAACACAGATATTGAAGGTACTTTAAATGTAGCAAGTCTTGTTCACTTTGAATCATCAGATACACCTACAATTACCACTGATGGTAGTAACAACTATGTAATTGGTTCTACTGACTATGGTGCTTTACGAGTAGATGGTGGTGGTTATGTTGCAGGTGATATTTTATTTGCTAATGACCTGTACGTTAACGGTACTATCAATGAGAAAGACTTAGGTTCTACTGAAACATTCAACACACAGAACTACTTAAGAGTAAGATATAAATTCAGAACTGGTGTTACATCAGCTAAGACACCATCATTTGCACAGGATAATGATTCTAACTTTAGATCATTTGGTGGTGCAGGTATTGCTACTGATCTTCATATTGGTGACAACCTATACGTTGGTAAGAAAGCAACCACAGACAACATTGAGTTCCGTGTTAACAACGTAGGTAACACTGAGATTGGACGTAATGGTGCTGGTACTAATGCTGCAGGTACATTAACCGTTCACGGTGATGCAACATTTAATCGTGAAGTTAATATCACTGGATCTCAAACCACTATTGGTGACGCTACAGGTGATGCTTTAACCGTTGAAGCAACATCTCAATTTAATTCCCCAGTAACTCTTGCTGCTGGACAAGATTTGAATGTAGGTGGATCCGCTACTGTAGAAGGAGACCTTACAGTTAATGGTACTACAACAACATTTAATACAACTGTTACTCAGTTAGATGACCCTGTGATGACACTGGGTGGAGATACTGCTCCAGTATCAGATGACAATAAAGACCGTGGTATAGAATTTAGATACTATAGTGGTTCTGCTAAGATTGGATTCTTTGGATGGGATGATTCAGCATCTAGGTTCTCTGTTTATCATAATGCTACTAACAGTTCTGAAGTATTCTCTGGTACTCGTTCAGGTATTGATGCAGGTAGTATTAAATTATTTGATACAACTCCTGCAACTAATGCTTCAAGTGGTGCTCTCATTGTCGGGGGTGGTGCTTCTGTTGGTCTTGATCTTTATGTGGGTGATGATCTCGTAGTAACCGATGCAGGTTCATTCGGTGGTAACGTAGATATCACAGGTACTTTAGATGTAACAAACGATTTTGCAGTTAATAATAATAAATTTACAGTTGCAAATGCAACAGGTAACACTTCAGTAGCAGGTACTTTAGGTGTCTCTGGTATTTCAACACTATCTTCTTCAGTCAATATAACTGGAGCTGGATCTAATTTGACAGTTAGTGGTACTGGTACCATCCTTGGAGATTTTGATATTAACTCTACTAAGTTCACAGTTGCTGCTGCCTCTGGTAATACAGTAGTTGATGGAACTCTGGATGTAAATGGTGCTACTAATGTAACAAATACATTTGGTGTTACTGGAAATATTACTAACACAAGCACTACACAGGCAGGAGTCACAGGAACCTTTGCTAATGATGGTGCTTTAAGACTATCTGGTGGTGCTTCTATTACTAAGAACGCTGCTGTTGGTGGAATACTTAGAGTTTATGGTAACTCACAATTAGATGGAACTCTTGATGTAGAAGGTGTAACTAACTTCGTTGAAGTTGTTCGTGCAAATAGTACTGAAGATTCTGTAAGTGCTTCAGACAATACTGCATCTCTATACACTGCTGGTGGTTTAGCAGTAACTAAGAAAACTTGGATTGGAGATGACCTTGATGTAGGTGGTGGAACATTTACAGTTGATGGTCCTACAGGTAATACATTAATCGCTGGTACTCTTGGAGTAACTCAAGCATCTAACTTTGCTGCTATTACAGCATCTGGTGTTGCTGCACTTCAATCAACTTTGAACTTAACTGGTTCATTGAACATTAATAGTACTAAGTTCAATGTTGCTGCTGCAACAGGTAACACAACTACTGCTGGTACTCTTGGGGTAACTAATGCAGTTGACTTCGATTCTACTCTTAACGTAGATGGTAATGCTGACTTTAACTCTGGTATAGATGTCACAGCAGGTAATGCAACCTTTGCTGGTCTTGTACAGGCAGATAACGTAACTGACTCTACTGGATACACTGATGCTTCTGCATCTATATCCACAGATGGTGGTCTATCCGTTGCTAAGAAAGCATACGTTGGTGGTGACTTCTCAGTTGGTGGTGCTGCTGGTATTAAAGCATCTATCCTTGCTGCATCTGGTAACACAGATATCAAAGGAACACTTAACGTTGATGACGCTGTAACCCTCGGTGGAACTCTTGGAGTTACAGGTCAGATCACTGGTGATGTAACTGGTGATGTAACAGGTAATGCTGATTCTGCAACTCTGGTTAACGTTACTAACACTAACAACAACACTCTGTTCTACCCTGCATTTATGGGTGCGAACACTGGTAATGCTGGTGTATTTACTGACTCTGCTAACCTTACCTACAACCCATTCTCTAACACTTTATCTGTAAGTAACTTCCTATCTACTACAAACTTTGAAGTTCAGGGTAACTTAACTATTACTGGTAACATTACATACGGTCAGTCACAGGTTGGTAGTATTGCTAACCACGATACTGATGCGTTAACAGAAGGATCAACTAATTTATACTATACAGATGAAAGAGTAGATGACAGAGTTAATAATCTATTCGTTGCTGGTGCAGGTCTTACAAAGACATATGATGATGCTGCTAATTCATATACCCTTGCTCTTGACTTCAGTGAGTATGACACAGATGATGTAACTGAAGGATCATCAAATCTGTTCACCACTGCAGTTCGAACGAGATCTCATTTTACCTACGGAACAGGTATAGAGATATCGGGTGGTGGACAACTATCTGTTACTCAAGCAGATATTGATACAGATAATGTAACTGAAGGTTCAACTAATCTGTTTACAACTGCTGCTAGAACCAGAACACACTTTACATATGGAACAGGTATTACACACTCTTCTGGTACTTTGTCTGTTACTCAGTCAGACATTGATACAGATAATATCACAGAAGGATCAACCAACCTATTCACCACTGCTGCAAGAACTCGTGGACACATATCAGTCAGTGGAGATCTAGGATATAATGCTTCTACTGGTGTTCTTTCTTACACCACTCCAACAACTATTGCATCTCTATCTAACCACGATACTGCTGATCTTGCTGAAGGAACTAACCTTTACTACACAGATGCTAGAGCAGATGCAAGAATTGCTGCTGCTGATACCGATGACCTATCTGAAGGGTCAAGCAATCTTTATTATACAGATGCTAGAGCAGATGCGAGAATCGCTGCTGCTGACACTGGTGATCTAACAGAAGGATCTAACCTATACTTCACTAACGCTCGTGCTGATGCTCGTGTAACAGCAGGTATAACTGGAAAACTTGATGCTTCTGCTGTTAGTGCTTTCGGTCTAACATTGGTTGATGATGCTGACGCTTCTACTGCAAGGACAACTCTTGGACTTGGGTCTGCTGCTACATCTGCAACTGGTGACTTCGCTACTGCTGCACAGGGTACAACTGCTGACAACGCACTCGCTGCGTCTGCTGTAAGTACATTCGGTGGCACTCTAATTGATGACGCAGACGCTGCTACTGCAAGGACAACCCTTGGACTAGGAACTGCTGCTACCACTGCCTCCACTGCATACGCAACTGCTGCACAAGGTACTCAGGCAGGTACTAATAACACTGACATTGATTCAATTTACACTGAATTGAATGCTATTGGTAATGACGCTGGTATTACAACCGTCGCACAACTTAAGGCTGCACTAGCCGCTCTCGCAAGATAAAATGGCACAACCTAATTCAAAAGCAACACTTAAAGAGTACGCTCTACGCAGACTCGGCAAACCTGTATTGGAAATCAACGTATCAGATGATCAGGTTGATGATGCATTGGATTATACTCTTGAGAAATTTCAGGAGTACCATTACGGTGGATCTGAAAAGGTTTTTATGAAGCACCAGTTTACTGCTGAGGATCTAACAAGGTTCCAAGCAGATAGTGAAGAGACTGGTACTGATACATTACAAGCTGGTGATACTGGTACTGTATTTAAAATGCAGAAGAATTATCTGCCAATGCCAGATCATATTAGAGCTGTTAATGGTATCTTTACCTTCCAAGATAAGGGTACTGCTAATATGTTTGATATTAGGTATCAGTTACGTTTGAATGATCTGTTTGATTTTACATCAACACAGTTCCATCATTACTATATGATTCAGACACACTTACAAACAATCAATTTTTTATTGGAGGGTATGAAACCAACTAGGTTTAATGCCTCTAATGGAAAACTTTGGATTGACTTTGATACATTAACTGATGTCAGAGAAGGTGAGTATGTTGTTATGGAATGTGTTAGTGCTATAGATGCTGCTAATTGGACAAAAATTTATAATACTATGTGGGTAAAAGACTATGCAACTTCTTTGATTAAGAAGCAGTGGGGACAGAATATGTCTAAGTTCCAGAACGTTCAACTTCCTGGTGGAGTCACTCTTAATGGTGAGAAGATTTATTCTGATGCTATTGAAGAGATTGAAAAACTAGAAGAACAGTTGAGACTTACTTATGAAGAACCACCTATGGATATGATAGGATAATGCCTACTAATTCTTACTTCACACAAGGAACCACTGGGGAACAGAACCTCGTTGGTGACCTAGTAAAAGAACAGATCAAGATGTTTGGTACGGATGTATATTACATCCCACGTGTCATAGTTGATGAGGATCCTGCTTTTGGTGAGGACTCATTATCTAAGTTTGATGATGCTTATTTGATAGAAGCATACTTAGAGAATGTTCAAGGATTTGGTGGAGATGGAGATCTATACAGTAAGTTTGGTGTAAGGATATCTGATCAAGTTAATTTTATTATCTCACGAGATAGGTTCACAGAACTAGTTGATGATAATACAACACTCATTGTAGAGGGTAGACCTAATGAAGGAGACTTGGTTTACTTCCCTCTAGCACAAAAATTATTTCAAATACAATACGTAGAGTATGAAACACCTTTCTTCCAGTTGGGTAAAATCCATACTTGGGGTCTGAAGTGTGAACTATATGAGTACAGTGATGAGGACTTCGATACAGGTGTCGATGCTATCGACAAAGTGGAGAGGAACTTTGCTACTACTATTACAATTAACTTTGCTACAGGTGGCACAGGAGACTTCACTGTTGGTGAAACAATTGCAGGTGGTACATCTAACGTAACTGCTGAAGTTAAGTCTTGGGATTCAACAAATAGACAGCTTCAAATATATAACAGAACAGGTATCTTTACAATTCCAGAAACCTGTACTGGACAGACATCTGGTGCTGCTTGGACTACTGCTAGCTATAATACCCTAAATAATACTAACTCTGAGTTCGATCAGAACCAGTTCTTTGAGACTCAAGCTGATGGCATACTTGACTTTAGTCAAGGTAATCCATTCGGTGAATTTGGACAGGCAGACTAATGTTAGGAACTTACTCATACAATGAAATTTTCAGGAAGACTGTTATAGCCTTCGGTACTATCTTCAATAATATTGAATTGAGACGTACTTCTGGTGCTAAGACAGAAGTAATGAAAGTGCCTTTGGCATATGGTCCAAAGGATAAATTCTTAGCTCGTTTAGCACAGTCTGCTACTGCTGATAACAAGCAAGTTCAAATTACTTTACCTCGTATATCATTTGAGATCAGTGGATTCTCATACGATAGTTCAAGGAAGGTATCACCAACTCAAGTCATTAGACACGTAGGTACAGACGATAAAACTCGTAAAGCATTTATGCCAGTACCATACAATGTTGATTTTGAGTTAGCTATACTATCAAAGAATCAGGATGATGGACTCCAGATCCTTGAGCAGATTCTTCCTATATTTCAACCAATGTTTAACATCACTGTTAACTTAGTTGATGCTATTGGTGAGAAGAAGGACTTCCCCATATCTCTTAACACAGTTAATTATGAGGATGATTATGAAGGTGATTACACAACACGTAGAACATTAATCTATA